GAATAAATGGCTAATTTACCATCCACTTAAAAGTTAATGACTAGTGTACTCATGACAAGGTAAAATTCCCCCGCAGCCGCCAAGCGTCTCCGGGTTGAAAACCTCTTTACTAGTCGTAGCTTCATACGCTAAGATTCACAGAGCTTGTCTGTACTTCTCTTACCGGTGAGCATACAATAACTCAAAGGTGGGAAACGGCCTGGCGGGCCATGGTATTTTAAGCAGCACACGGGCTGAGATACGCACCATTCACGTACCATTAGGACTTCCACACTCATCGTCTGCGACAGTTTTCCTTCTTCGCAGGCTCCTATGGAATCCTTAATGTGGGTTTGATTATACAGGACCCAACCCTGTTGAACTTTCTCTCTTATGTGCATCCAAAAGTTCCGACACAGCTATTGACTTGGGCAATAGCTTCCCATGGTTCCGCTCGTTTTAAAGTTGGGAGCGGGCTCCAACTAACCCTAAGGTCCTGGTGTAGAATTGTACACATATGTTGTTGGGACATTCAAAAAGAACAGTAGTGAAAAATCATTTCCTGCACACGCATAGTATGAAACCTTCGTGTCTGTGTTCTGATTCGATGATCCCAATGCAGACATATCCAACTCAGTTCGAACTGCCTCGTATCTGGTATAATCCAAGTTACTTGGATTTATCGTATTACGATATCCAGGATAGGCGCTAACAAACTTTCCAGGGTTAAACTGAGGAATAACCACAGTTATACCCTGTTGTGTACGTTGGGCAGTAATAGCACTACCTCCCACACCAGCATTGATATAGAGTGCTTTCCTATACGCTGAGGTATTGGAATCCACAAAAGATTGATTGTGGGTATCCAAAGCATAGGCAGTGTACTCCATGGCTGGGTCCCTAACAACTCTTACATGATTTAATACTCCAACAGAGGCTGCATTAACTGTCCACTCCATTGATCCTCTAACACCTACGAAGCACATCATGGTCCAAGTAATTGGATTCAGTGAAACATAGTTGAATTGGAAGAATGAAGCAGTAGTAATGAGACCTCTTGCGGTGTTAATTCCCGCCGGGTCATACCCGTAATGAGGCGGAAATTTAAACCAGATCTCACTGAGCGTTTGATCGGAGCTTGCCGTATCATTTCCCACTCTCCAGGAACGCACATAGTACTTCCTATGGAGGAGAGATCGAAGAGTTGAAACTCTCTCACCAAAATTGATTAGGTACTGCTCATCTGGGAGAGAGTGGACTTTACCAGCCACAACTGATTGTGGCTTATCTCCTTGGGTCCCCTCTTTATGAGGGAATTCTGAAGTCTGTGTGACAAATACACTACTTGGGGCCTTCCACATGCATGGATTTGCGAATTCCAGATTCTCTGCACCCTTAACAAATACCATCATAGTAATGTTACTGGTGGATGTTGGGCCAGTTAAACCAGTCTGGACTCGCACTGTCAAAGCTCCATTCATCTTATTAGGGTCTAATGTCCACGTAGGTGTGGCAGAAATAGACCATTGAACAGTGCTTGTAGACCATGCTTGCTCGGTAACGAGCCATGGAAGGGCTTGGTGATAAGGAACTCGGAATTCAACATCAGTATCTTTTCCAAGGTCGACAACGGCAGTCTGCACAACATTTGCTGTATCAACAGTGTTGAATAGATTAGCACCGCTGTTACCAAGAGGATCCCAAGAAATGCGGACACGTCCCTTGTGATATTGGGTACAGATAAATTTGAAACGAAAGATAATGTCTCCCCTCCAATTGCGAAACATGCGAGAAATCCACGCTTGAGGCGTAGCATAAAATGCAGTTTGCTGAGTTTGCGATAAAGCAGCAAAGAGACAAGGTGTAACATTCGTTGAAAATAATATTTTATCTGGGGCGTCAGTCCCAACCCAACCCACTTGTGTCAAGAACGATTCTCTCTGGACAAGCGATCTTATTGAAAGCTCATCCTCTGAGGGAAGACCAACGGTTGACGGATCAATGGTCAATTCGTTCTTAGGGTCTAGTGTCAATTTCTCACCTGGAAATCTAACTTCAGAATTTGCCATTTGAGGAAATGGCGAGGGTCGATAGCTCCTGATGTCCTCAATAACAGGAGGATTTGAAAATCCGAACATCGAAGATATTCTGGACACGGCAGAAGCACCAATTTGAGCAGCAGTCGCAAAACGGCCAATGCCTGGTGTATCTTTTAATTTGCCTGCTGCAGCTGCAATAGCAGAAGCAGGTCCAGACACAATGCCAGAAGGGTATTCGTCAGTCTGCATTGTTAGCCCAACAGAAGGGCCAGACAACTCTACATCCTCAGCCCATGCATAAATTTGCATGGTAACACCTGCTGAACTCACACCATTAGCACTTTGGAGAGCAGTATATGAAATGAACTCAAGTTTCCCCATGTCAATGAAGTCTTGGGACAACTGAGTATTCAACCAATTCTTCTGAAAGAAGAATGGGAGAGTCATTTCACCACCCTCGCTGTTTGCTGGGTAAATCCAGAGGTGGGGACGCTGAGAAAGAGGGATTAGATAGTTTTGTGTAATATCCACAGCTATTGTTGACGGAGTCAAAGTAGGCAATGGTTGGTACGCAGCTATCATAGCCCCATAGTAGAAAGGAGAAGCATTGATTAGAACCTTAACCTTAAGGTTACACCTCACAAAAGCAAAGTTGGCAATTTTATTCTTAACGTAAGTGTTGTTAAAGAACAACTGCCAAGGATTAATTGTCAACAAATTGCCAGGGAAATCAGATTCATTCCAAGTGAGGGTACCAATTCGGACAGGTCTGCTCAAGAAATCCTTGAGACTAGATTCTTTCATGTTGTCATTGTGTTGTAATCCGTCATTGTAACGGAAACCAGCATTCGCTCCAGCACTTTCGTCAAGAAATTGGACAGTCTCCTGAGTGAGATGGTCTCCACCATCACTCATTGGATTCATTACCAAGTCTCCAGACTGGGTGATAAATTTTGCACGATTGCAACACTTTTCCTCTACCCCAGTGGGGGAGGTGTTACCACTGCTGCACTCCTGCAATCTCTTAATATCAGCTGGTATAACTGAATTTGGAGAAGCTGGAGGCGAATCGACATAGATATCAACAGAACTGCAACAATTGCTAGTAAAAAGGTTTTTGAAAATTCGGAAAAAAGGTGGTCGGTCACTATAACCTGGAGTAGGACCCACTACTTCCAGGAGCACAGTTTTCGGATTGGAACCTAGCCAAATCCTTCCCTAAATAGGGACTTCGGGGAGCGCCCCGGCGAGGTAACACACCATATCCACTCTCTGTTTCTCATTGAAAACTGATAAAATAATGGACAGCAGTAACTACATGATGTGGATATCGTTTGGTTTTGCAATGGGACCAGATATCAGAGGCCCCATGCCAGCCTAAGCTAGCACCAATAGTCGGCAGCTCCTTCTCTCTTACGATTGAAGGAGTCCGCCAACTCCGCCCAAGTTGGGAATGTATGTTCCTCAACATACAATCCCAACTCACATTCCTCAACAAGCTGCCGAAGCATTCGTTTCTTCACTTCAAATATCTCCTGTCCAAAGTGAAAATACGCCCGGACGGCATCACCAATAACAGTGATAGCTGCTTCCTTCCGAGTGATAGATTTACTCTCCACTCCAATCATCAACATTTTGATAATGGAGTCTTCAGGAAGGGGAGCAGTGAAATCCTGGAGATCAGGATCCCATCGCCAAGAGCGCTTGAGAAAAGTGCATTCATCAATGTGAATATAAGGGCGGGAAACTTCCTCTTTGTCTGCCATAGTGTACGTTATACCCACAGAGGCCAAAACGTTCTGAATGACAGTGTGATTAAACCATGGGCACTCTGGAGAGATTCCCATGATGTTATCATCACCATAAGTCATTAGACTAACATACTTCTTAAAGTCCTTTGCAGAACCATCAGGAGAGACAGATGCATAACAGTACCTCATATAAAGGCTGTTAGCGAGGGAGTTCAAAATAACAGTGAGGGGATGGCCAGATGGAAGAGTTCCAAGGAACTCTACCAAATCACCAAAGAAATTATACCAAGGGAAAGCAGCATCTTCTGCAATTCCATGTAAAATCTTCAAATCATCAAGGGAAAATTTACCCTTTGAACATACTGCAATGATAATATCAAAAGCAGCAAGAATCATCAAAGAAAACATGGACTTATCATAAAAGGCATAATCTCCAGCCGCCATTCGATCCTTTCCATGTTTGGTCAAGATTTTATAGAGGATTCCCCATTCAGGCGATGTGGCATCTACACCAGGAGCAGCTTCAAAAAGAACGTGGCGCTTGTAAAAAAGACGAGTGAAAGCTAAGGTGAACATTCGAACAACAATGGAATGATCCACAGGACTTCCCGCAAAAATGCGAGTTTTCTTAGCATCAATCTTTGCTTGCTTTACAGGCTCATCTTTAAAACAGGCATCACTTATGGGACAAGCTCTTTTACCCTCACGATAGGCCTCAATAATCTTCTCAACTCTCTCCATTATTTCAGAAGAGAACTCAATTGGATCTTGTAGGCCGTGAGCGGGGGGTATTTTCTCAAAGAACCACTTCTTGTTACGTTTCCAAGGGAAACCAGCAGAAGTGTTTCTTTTGATCTTGTCAACGAAAGCAACACCTTCAGCACCATTAACTGCTGTAAATACATCATATGGATGAAGAGAGTCAAAATCATCTGAATTTAATCCAGACAGAATATCATTAATAAAATCTTCTTTGACTCTATCCAACAATGATGGATTCAAGCGAGATGCGGGTTTCAGCATTTCCTTCAACTGAACATGTTTTGGTTCCCAACCATTCATAACAGGCTTACCATATTTTAAGGAATAGCCACGTTTCTGTAAGGCTTCACATAGAAGGGTTGGGCGAACACGAGATTTCATTTCTGCTTGGTGTGCATTAAGAGACCCATATACACGCGCTGTCCCATCAGGAATAAACCTAAAAGGACTTTTGCGATGTAAAGGGCCAAGCTCATGAGGAGCAGAAGGAGCACTCAACATAGGTTCTCCATCTTGCACCTCATAAGGTTGACAATCTCGCACAAGAAGTTCAGCAAAATCTCTATGAATTGGAGCCGCCGTACATTCGTCCTTATACCCAGCATTGTGTATACCGAGTAATACAGGACCCATGGGAGTTTTGGAAACCATAAGCAAACCACAATCACCACGTTCAGTTGCGCGACTTGGATGACCCTTCCACAAAGTAAAAATTCGTGGGCTGCCATCTGGAGACAGATATGGAGTTTGATCAGATTTGAATAAAATTTCCTGAGATATTCTCATCCTTTCAACATCTACAGTATAGGGGTTTCCATGAAAATCTCTACCAATGTAGTAACCTTCATGAACTCCTCCTATATTCTGTCCAAAGTACTGGCAAATATTTGATCGCGCAGGAAGGCCTCTAAGGGTCAAAACAGCTAGATCAAGAGCAGGAAAACGGCGCACACACTCTTGCGTTAATCGCAAGGTCACATGATCACCAATTCCATTTTCTTGACCATCACATCTGACTCGCAAATCAAATTCGGGGTCATCACAAATAGCATGGTTATTCGTGATCCAAACCTTACCACCAAGACAAACACCACGCACAGGAGAGCGTTCAGTTTGAGTTTCATCATCAACCTTGATGGTGGAAAATGCAGCTATATTCTTTAACAAAAGTCTCCGAATCTGTTCATCAGGAAGAGCTTTCCACGAACGACTCTTTGGGGAAACTTCAAAAGAAGTAGTTTCATATTCCTCCTTATACCAAGGATTTGGTTTCTCGTCACCAAACGCTTTAGGTTTTTGACCTATGTCCATAACAGATTGGACTTTACCCTGAGCAACATATTTCCTGGGGGAAGGAGTTTTAGGCTTAATGGGGGCCTTCTTCTCCTCCTCAGGAGCCTTGAAGCTCATATTCATAGTAAAATAGTCATATGTCTTTTTAAGTATAATACCAGCAGTAATACCGGCAGCAACTTTTAAAAGAAATGACTTAGTTCCAATCTGCTTTTGAACTGAATGGCCAAGTCGACGAATATATCTTCGACCAAAATCTTCATTCCAAACGCAGTGCTTTACTTTGGAGTAGGCATAGTCACGTCCAAACAAGCAATCAATTAACCATCTAAAGAAGAAAAGGTTGACATAGAGCCACCAGAACAATAGAGTTAAAAGCATAGGTGTTGAACGTAAACGTTCTTCTTTCACCTTCTCAGCAACAATTGCCTTTGCTTCTCTCTCAATATGTCCTTTAGCTCCTGCCCACAAGTTTCTATAAACATTAGGGCGAAAGGCTGTCAATTCAGGACCAGTTCCAGACTGTGTTATAAGCTTCTTCTCAATGGGCTTCAATGTGGGTTTGTCAATATTACAGCACCCACGACTCCAACATGGAGTATAAAGTCCATCTTCCTTGCAGAAACTACATAGACCTCCGGCTTCCATTTTTCTATTCACTTCCATGGCTGAATCCTGTGTTAGCTCATATTTCATAGCTTCAACAGAAAACCATTGAATAAACTTATAAATGTCATCAAATGTCTCATAGTCCTCAAGAACACCACACTGCCTATTTCCATCAGAAGCAACCTTTACTTCCTTCACATTGATGATCCAGAAGTTGGGGTAATGACCCTCAGGCAATTCTTTGGAATAAGCTGATGCTATAGCAGTATCAAATCTTCCGTCTGCACGCTTAAATTCATCTTTGACCTTGACGTCCAAGACCCAAGGAAATCTACGTTGAATAGCGCCGGGGCAGGAAAAATATGCTTTAGCATTCAAATGAATGGTGTTAGTAGAAGCAATAACAAGTCTACTCATAAGTGGGGTTCTGCCCTTATCCTCAAGTGCTGCCTGGATGGGAACAAATGGGACATTGTTCACAACCTGCAACATCTCAAGGAGCGTGGGATCACCTTGTTGTGCCTTTTCAGGCAAAAGAAAGGCAATATCATCAAGCTGAACACACCACTGATAGGAGTTAAAATTCACCCAAAACTTATCAATTGAGTTTCTAGTGTATTTAAACTCGGAACTTGTATCTAAGTTAAACAGCTTACCATAATGCTTAAAAAGAAGATTAGTCAAACCACTCTTATTAATGCTAGTATCACCAGCAACTAGGACAGAGAATGGAGCACGACGCTCCTGCATTGCCTCACGTTTGCCAATAAATTCAGCATGAATAAGTTTGAGATCCTCATGAATCTTTCCAAATAACCGGACATCGTGATGTTTGAGACGCTGTGCATGCTTAACAATAGCAGCACCTTTCTCAATACAATCTCCTAAATCAGAAAGATATGAGTAAACATTAAGTCCATGAGCAGTAGGATTAGACATAAGTAATGAATTCCTCTTTAGCTCAAGGGCCTTCTCAAACCATTTTGAGTATTCCTCACCAGAGTGAAAAAGACTATCAATGGAACCAGTTTCATAAACCTGCTGTCCACGCTCACAAATGAATAAAGCAGTATCAAGACAAGTACGCACAAAATCAGGTCCCATATGAAATTTCTTCTTTAGGGCTTCTTGCTCCATCTTGGTGTATTTCAAATTGTCCATAGTAATCCCGGCTTTAGAAAAGAGGGACATGGAAATTGCATACATAAGGAATCGATGAACTTTCTTCCAAAGTTTAGAATCTCTAACTTCGTCATATTTGTTCAATAAATTCCTAGAAAGCTTCACAACATCCTCAGTTTGAACTGTTAACCGAGACTGATCTTTAAAAATAACTCCTAGAAATGATAGGAGCTGCTCACCAACCTCTAATGAAAGAGCTTTGTTAGTTTGCAATTTTGCAAATGCAGTAACGGCGAGGATACGATCCTCCATGTCGCGAGCTTTAATTAAAAGACGGGCAAGAAGCGCACAATCCTCGACAAGTTTAAGACAGAAGTTTACCTCAGGCTTGGCCAGCCCAAGGAGACGTTGACCAGCAGGGACAATAGTAGACTCAAAAACATTACTCACACGGCCCCAATATGTGGTTACTTGCCTCTCATTAGATGAAAGACTAAAATCACTAGAGCCAAGAGAAAATGAAGAGTCCTCATCATCAGATGAAAATTCATCTTCAGGCTGGTAATTATACTCAAACTCAACAGCTGGAAACTGTGAATTAAGAGCAGCACGTTCTTCTGCAGTAATCTCCCAATCAGTTTGTAATTTAAACTGAAAATCTTTATACTTGTTTTTCCGAATACATCGGTTAACCAGTTTCTTCAGAGTGGTTGGAGAGACCTTGTCAGAGGCACAATCGAGCTCCTGAGCTAACCAAGCGGGCAGATTCTCGTAAGAATTCTTCCTACTGCGAGGTATGTACACAGAAGGTTTCTCATCTGTCTGGAAGACAAGATGAGTGTGTTGGGGTTTTGGCAAGGGTGTTGGAGAAAATGCTCTCACAATTGGTTGCGCCACCATTTCAAACAGAAATGGAAAGTTGGCAAATATATACCAACGCAAATTATCCACAACTGAGTACCCTACTCGGTTGAGGACGAGCCCTTGTCCATTGTTAAGAAACCCCATTATAGGGTCAGAATCAACGAAGCGACTCCATTCCTGACCGAGCGCGGTGGTGACTAGGGAGAAAATCTCCCTGAAAGTGAAGTGTGTGCCCAGCCTAGCTGCAACAGCACAACGATAGTGAACATTCTGGCAAGCACGTTTTACTAATCCAATATAGTTACCTAACAGCCAGCCCCAAATGAAGTAATACGCCAAGAAAATAAAAGCAACGAGAAAGTGGAGAACGAGCATCTTGAAATCTTCTAACATGAAAACTTTAATCGCTTTCTTCGTATCTCTTTTCTTATCACTTTTATCGCAGGCGCAGAAAACTATTATTTAACGTGGTTGTTCATGCATACTCCACGGAGGGTTTGTAATACCCACAACTCT